GCCTTTACCGTGGCAGCGGGGGCGGTGTGTTATTACTCTGGGAAAAAATTGCTAGAGCACTGGAACATTCCTGTCCCTCCGAGTTCAGGGTATAAGTTCAGTGATCATGGCGGGCTTAGGCTTGCCGCGCAATCACAGCAAACGCCCGAGGAGGTAGTTGAAAAGTTTAGGTTTACAGATCCTGTCTCAGAGGAGCAGTTGCCTGGACTAGAAAATTCTATGGGTAGAATAGGAGAGATTGGCCAGCCTCCTTTGAGCTATGCGTTGATCGTCAATTACCAGACTATCGTGGTCCCTTATCACGTGGCAGGCCTGCTGACTAAGTCCTTCCAGATCGTTGCCATGGGGCACACAAACCTGTTCACGAACACGCCAGATAATACCAAGTATATCATGGCTGCGGACAAGGATAAAGACATTGCTATGATTAGGCTTTTGAATGGGACCATGCGTGGCATGGGTTACAAGCATCAGACTAAGTTTGCCGATGAGGTGACGGCTGGACTCTGTTCACGGATTGGACTCGGTGAACAAGACGTTGCTACCTATGAAGAGGAAGGAAAGGTCTATCATGACGCACAGAATACCAGGATCAAAGTTTGTCACGCGGTTAATTTCCCGTCTAAAATGGGGTATTGCGGTCTTATTTATTACATGGCTGGTACCAAAGAAAAATCGCGAATTTTGGGTATGCACGTCTCAGGCAACAGCGGGATGAGCTACTTCTCCTCTCTGACAAAAGGCCTCTACCAAGAGCTCGAGGACAAACTGGCGATCTTTGCAAAACCTATGGAGGCAGAGAATCTCCGGTCTTTTATTAAGGATGGAGTAATTTATGAGGGGTATTCAAGTCGCTCCTCTATGCTTGCCAATAACTCGAAGTACAGTCTTGTTTACGCTCTTAAGAAGAACTTCGACCTATCTCCTCACCCCCTTACATATGGCCTCGCTCCTTTGAAGCCACTTGTTTTGGATGGCCAACTTGTCAGCCCTTTTAAATTGTCCGTCGATAAGATTATGAAGAAAGAAGAGATGAAGAAAGGGGCAAACAATCCCATAAGTAATGCCGACATTGAGTATCTCGCCCAAGTGATTGGAGACATGAGCGGCCTCTCTACTGTTTTGTCCTGGAAGGATTCTTTCAATAAGGGCGAGAATAGGGTTGGAGTGGACAAGAAGGCCTCAGCTGGAGTCGGACTCGGGATGAAAGGCGATTACTTAGGAGCCGATGGAGGGCCTCTCCCCGAGGTAGAGGTTGTTCTAAATCAAGTAGAAGAGGACCTCGCCAATGGAGTGGGAAGGATTAGCGCAGCTGGCACTTCCCTCAAGGATGAAAAGAGACCTTATCATAAGGTTGCGGCGGCCTCCACCAGGATCTTTATGCCGATAGATGTCTTAGACGCATTTATAGCCAAGAAGTGGCTCAACTGCCTTTATGTGTTCCTGCGCACCCAAGGCCCTCGCCTTGGGATTCACTATGCGCTTAATCCAGAAGAGCAAGCTCAGTTGTCTTTGGATTTGCAGGACTCATATGCGGTGGCCATGGATATAGTCCACCAGGATGGTAGCCATGAGACAGCTATGTGGATAACGCTATTCAAATTATTCATAAAGTGTAAGCTCTTTCATAATCTCCCAAGAGATGAGGCCGACGTACCAAAGACCATGCACCCAGATCTTGAAGACCTCTACTACAACTGCAGAGTTTGGTATGGTATTTTCCGCAACAACATGGATGGGTTGCTCATCTTGTTCAGGCTCTTGTTTATGATCAGTGGAACTTTGAAGTCTGGATTAGGAATAACCACCCCTTTCAACTGCATTAGCAATTGGGCAATGGCAGAGCTCTACTGCAAAGAGATGCGTGACCAATTCGGTTTAAAGCTTAGGCACGAGGTCTTCGGAGATGACGTTACCATATGTATGCCCAAGAAGCCCGACGCGCATACTGAGAAGCAAATCATAGGCTGGGCACAGATTGTTTGGGGCGGTTATGGTTACCAGCTTAGCGGGGCTGTTAAAGACCAACCCATGCGTGTTACCAAGTACATGGAAACCGCGTTGTGCGGCAGGAAGCTCAACTGCCTAGTGGCCCCTGGATTTGGCCCTACTTGGACAAAGAGCTTAGAAGTGGACCGTATCGTCAAGGCTGTTTGCTACACAAAAGGAGGAGAAGTTAATGACTACGCTATGACGCTCTGTAACGGGTTAGTTGAAATGACGCGCTGTGGGGAAGAGACCTTCGATGTCCTCATGTCTTGTATGGTATGGGAGAACGGTTCACAATTGACGCATTACGTGGGAGACTGGAGAAGAGTGTGGTCACACTGGAGAGGGGGGACCCTCCACGATATAGAAAATGCTTGTCGTGCGTGGATAGCCACCGCACATTTGGGAACCCTGCCGGTTGCGTATGACCAGATGGATCACCCCGCTAGCATCCTCAAGGAGGGTCCATTCGCGCCATCTCAAATAGAGGTCAATGCTGGCGAAGAGTTGCTCGCTTTCACAGTTGATTCTCAACTTAATATCGCTCAAACCCAAAAACATGACAAGCTTCAGAAGTTTGTCGCTCCCTTCCTCTACGAGGCTCCTGTGCTCAACAGGGAGTTATTCCTTGGAGCGCTTACGGTTGACACAACAGCAGCTGTTAATGATATAGTGTGGGCAGAAGCTTTCCCATCTGCCTATTTCAATGCGGCGAATAAAGCTCAGGCGGAGATATGGGATACAGCCTCCTTCACTTACGATTATTTAGTGATCCGTGTGGTTCCTATGGGTAGCCCTTTTCAGAAGATGGCTATAATTCTAGGAGGAGCTCCTATGGCGAGAACTCCTTCAGACTTTTATGAGGCTACTACAGGCCCC